GGCGGGGCAGATACGGATGTTTTCATTTACGCAAGTCGCTCGAATGTAGACGCATTGTACCATCGAAACCGATTAGTGCCGTCCTTGTTGCGCCGCCACCCAATGTAGGGCAACGGGTAGGGAGCTTGGTTCAAGAACCACTTGAGGCAGTTCTTGCCTACCGCGCAATGGACATACCAACAATCGGGGTTTTCGGGATGCCAACAATCATCCCCCTTCGCTATCTCAATGGGCTTAGCCATGAGGAACCTGTCCTCAAAACTAAGCACCACTCCGTTGGTTAGATACCAAGTAAGCTGTTCCTCAAAGTTGAGGCCGCGCTCCACAAACATTTTCTTGGCCTCATAAATAGGCTTCATTAACTAGCTTCTGTCACAGAACGGAACGCCTGAGAAGCCTCAAGTTTCACCATTCGCAGCTTGGGTCGGCCCTTGGTTGGCACAAACTTCATCTGCATCCCGTAGGCACGGATGTTGCCAATACGGCCACGGACAGAGCTATCCTCTGCAATAGGAAGGTCTTCCCCCAAGCTCTGGGCTAGGGTGTACATCTCTGCCTCCTTGTCGATGTTCTCCGAAATCATCGTAATCTCAGCATCGCTAGGCTCCTGATCGGAGGACTCGACGTGAACCTCGTAAGCATTGAAGCTCTTACGGCCAACGTCCGCAAACGTGTACTGGCGGGTAGTTACCTCTGCCTCAATGGGATAGGGGGTAGATGCTGCACCGGGACGGGTGTAGATGTAGTCGAAGGCGTCAGGGCGTTCGTCAAGGACGTGTACACCGCCAAAGCTGTTAACAGCGTATAGCTTGTTCACCCCGCCTGCTCCGCTGACGATGAGGTTGGAGATGTTCCAGCCGCTCTGGTCAATCAGGTCCATGCTCTCCCAGCCCTCGTTCAGAAGGTTGTAGATCAGGATGGCATTGTTGCGGGTGCTACCATCAATCGGTACTGCAATCCAATAGCGATTGTCGTGGTAGACGGCTACAGCGTTGTGCGCGTAGTCTGGGTTGATCCGCTTGATGAGAGGATTGATGGGGTCAGACAAAGGAAGTCCTGCCCCGCGCAGATTGTACAGGTCTTCAAACTGTGTAGCGTAGATGCCGTTGTCCGACAGGAAGAATATCTTGTTGCCGATGGTAACGACACTCTTTTGCGCTACCAGTCCAGCCTCGCGAGTGATCTCCTTGAGGCTGATGTCGTTCAGCGATCCGCTCAGGCCCATCATCAGGTGGATGGAGTTGCGGTTGAAGATGACGGCGTTATCCTCAGTAAACGGGTGAACATACTGAAGATAGTCAGCGATGCCCGCAGTTACCTTTAGCTGGTTGAGGATGCGGTCGTAGGTGTCCGAGTCAAAGATGTCGGACAGGAGAATCTCCTCCCGCACGTTACGGCTCGCAACCGTTTCGCTACCGCTGCTGCCAGAGGTCGTGTAGTAGTAGGGGACAATCAGACGACGTTGGTGATACACTCCCCACGGGGGCGCGGGCATATGCGTGAAGCCAAGCTGGGAGGGCTGCTTCTTGGCATACACCACGGTCGTGGCCGTAGCGTCCGAAATCTCTGCGTAGAACGTAAAGCTGCCAGTTCCCGGCACCGTAGCCACAACGTAAGGATTACTTTCTGAAAGCTCCGTTGTTCCGTTGTTTACGACATATATAATGTCCCCAACATTTAAGCCGTGGGACGCTTCTGTAACGGTGACAATACCATCCGTAATCACCGTGTTGTTTGATGCATCCAAGTAGGTGCTCGCCGCGTAGCTTCCATTAGCCACCTTCGTGAAGGCCGGGGAGCCAGAGAAGCTGCCGTTCCATTGCAGAGCAGTAGCTCCGTCGCGGAAGATGAACACCTTGTTGAAGGCTTGCAGCATATTCACGGGTGACGTGAGTACGATGCCCGTGGGGTACGCAATCGTAGTGGTCGCCTTCGTCGTCATGTTGATGGCGATAGCGTTCTCGTACAGGGCGAGAATGATGTACTCCTGATTGCTGCTCGCAGGGTCAGAGAACAAGCAGGAGCCAAATGCGCCGTTGAGGGCGGTGGTCCCAACGATAGCACCACCAGCCTTAGAGGTGCCGCTAACCGAGTAGGTCTCGCTGCCCGTAGCTCCGGCAATCTCGTAGGTGAAGGTGGTGTTGCCCGTAACGGTGACGGTCTGGTTGCCGTTGGGGTCTACGGTACCGGGGCCAACATCCACAATCGCAACAACATAGGACGACGAAAAGCCGTGGTTGGTAGAGGTTGTAATCGTAACCGTCGTACCAGATCGGGTGGCCGAGCTAATCGCCACTTGGGGCCACAGGTAGAACGGCAGGGCCAGAGCCTCGTTCACGGACCCAATCGTAGGGCCAAACGTATCTACGCCGGGACGCACTTGCCACGTCCCATCGACGTTCATACGTCCGTTGACGGACATAGCAAGCTCGCCAGCCTTCAGTTGGTCGGGACGTAGCCGATTGCCAAACCGAGAAAAGCCAATGTCCGCATCCTCCGTGAGCGTGTTGTCACGGGGACCAAAGTTGCTGTAACGAGGCATGACGGTAGTTTACACTATCCGCCCGCTCAACTACTTCATCTTCCGACGCTTGAAGTCAACGCCCTTGATGGTGCCTTTGTTGCGAGAAGCGTAGAACACCTGTTCGCCGCGCTTCTTGCCATACTCTTCCATCATGGCCTTCTTGATCTTCTTACCCTTCTTAGTGAGTGGCATATTACTTACAAGCCTTACGCTTGCCCATTTCGCAGTTGCGCTTTTTGCAGTTCATTTTGCCCTCCCCTTCGTCTTCATCCTCCATCATGTCTTCAGCGTCTTCAAAAGCCTCTTCGGCTTCCTTCATGCGCTTGTAGAGCATGAACTCCTGTTTCATTGAGCGGTTTTTACGGTTTTCCTTCATGGTTAACAGTCCCAAGCCCGCCGACTCCAATAGTTAGCGGAAAGTTTGTTGGTCTTGCCCTTGATGCCGCCAGACCGAGCGCAGTAGCTCTTCTTACGGGCAGGCTGGTTTTTCTTGATGCTCATGTTCGCATCCCCAAAGCGGACAATACGTTCCTGCCCATTTTGGCAGGCTTTGACGACAAACTTCTTGCCGCCCTGCACGTCCCTGCGCGGGACGTTGCACTTCATGGCCTTCTTATTCATCGCTCTTCAAGATCTTAATCAGCTTGGTTACGGTGTAGGCAATCGACACCAGAACGAGGATGAAGGCCGCGATCTCGTTCACTTGAGTGAGGGTGATCGTCCCGAATGAGCCTCCCACGCTTACCGCCACTACCTTAGTGATGTCGTTATCGAAGATCATTTGCGGATAAGGCTAGTCATGCGGCTACCGAACCACCACGCAACTGAGGTGCCTGCCAACATCATAAAGCTCTGGATGGCTTCTACCTTCAGGTATTGGTCCTCGATCAGGAAGAAGCTGATGAAAGAGCCAAGCACTAGGCCGATGGTGAGGAAGGGGCGGGTGACGGCGCGGACGTTAGCTGCCCACGGTGCCACCTTCTCCGTCATGTCTGCGGCAGATGCCGACTGAGACGCCGAGAATGCGTTCCACGCCGCAAGTGCCTCAGCACTAGCAGCTTGCTTATCAAGCATATCCAGCGCAAACTTGTTATCCTGCTTCTTCTCCCAGATGCGAATGACCGACGTAGCAACGCTGCCGAACAGCCCGAAGAGACCGCCCGTGCCAGCATTGAAGAGAAGCTCAGACCACCAGCTCATGTCGTGTAGTTCACTTGGGCCATGCCCCGCCAGCGTGCGCCGCTGTCGTCAGTAACAAACACAAAGAGGTGGGTCTTGCCCGTGGACAGGGTGGGGGCCGTATCGTTCGGCCACTTAACCGTAGCAGGCCAACTAATCGTTCCAGATGTATTCTCCACCTCAAGGGCGAACGCATACGCGCCCGAAGGGGCGTTGCTGAAGGTAAAGGTGCTGTTGGCGTTAATGGTCTTGGTGAAGTAGTTGCCCAGCGAACAATCAATATCTAGGGCACCTACAGCCGTTACCGCACTCTTGTACTGTCCCGTGGTCTCAAGGCTCGTAAACTTGCCGGAAGAGGCCGTAGAAGAGCCAATAGGGCGCGGGCTGGCAAACACCTGAGCAGCCGTGGTCTTGCGGAGGGCTACATCTGCCGCGCTATGCACCAAAATCGTGTCGGCATCCGCCAACACCGTCTTGGCCGTCTGATCCGTAACGGCACCGGGGAGCAGTACGGCATCATCAACATGGTCGTTGAGATTGGTTGCCGATACGAGGTTCGACGGGGAGGTCGTCCCGTAGGTGGTGCCTTTTTGAATCTGGGCCATGACTTAGTATATCAGGGCTTTACGGGCCAGACGACGTTGTGCGGGAATCCAGCCTGAGCGGTGATGTCGCGGAGAGACTGACGATAGGTAGTCCACGCCACTTTGGACGTATTGTCCAGCGGGGTGTCGTTAAGCTGGGTCCAATCGCACTCAGCCAGCTTGGCATTGCGCTCGCGGCGAATAGCAGCCGCCTTCTGGTTTTGAATCTCTGCCTTCTCTTCCGCCGTGTACTTAACCCACAGCTTTATCTCCACCACCTCGTAGGGATGGATGACGAACATCGACCCCGAAAACTTCTCATCCACCGCACCCTCATCAATACGAACAGGAAGCCAACCAAGGGCGCGAAGCTCGTCATTGCTCAGCCAGTTGAGGCCAGACACATTGCGCCAGCTACTCGGCAGGGCGCGAGGCCCGTCAACAATGGCGTTATTCTCTACCAGACCGTAGTTCATGTTCGTAGTTTAGGGCTTTGATTTCCTCAAAGGGGTGGGTCCAATCGCCATACTTCTGCTGACGGAACAGCCGCATAGAGTTGTAGTAGGGCGTTTTAGGGCCGGGTTCTGCATACAGATAATACCCCATTACTGGGATGACAACCCACGTCGGGACACCCATTGCCGCAGAAAGGTGGCTTACGGACGTACAGGACGAGATTACGAGGTTGCAAGTGCTGATGGCAGCTTGGGTATCGTCCCATGTATCAAGTGGCACCGTTTGCACCCAATCGGGCTTGTATTCCAAATCCGCGTCCCGTTGCAGGCTAATGAACTCTACGTTGTCCCGTTTGACGGCATCAAAGAATAGGGGTGCCGGGAACAGCTTGTGGTGCTGGGCCTCAAACTGCTTGTTGCCCGACCAGCGCAGACCCACCCGCAGCTTCTTGGAATAGCCAAGGTACGGGATCTTGGAGAGGTATGGGTCGCCATGAATCATCTCCTTGGACAGATTCATGTATACCGGGGCTGACATAGCCGCCATCCAGCAATCATGGTAGACGCCGTACTCCGCACCATGCTGCACCACCGCTGAGCAGAGGTTGGCGTTGTGGACAAAACGCACTAACTCTGGGGAGCAGGAAACAATGATGTCAGCCACTCCCTGTTCGCGGATGTTGCGGATGTAGCCTAGCTGCTGAAGCTGGTCGCCAAGTCCACCTTCAAGGTACATGAGCAACGTAGCGCACGGCTTGCCGTTCCACTCGGGCTGCGGCGTGTTGGGCGGGCTGTTGCCAAACACTCCTACCTTACGGCCACGGTAGAGCAGTTGGTGGCCGAGGCGAAAGTTGCCGTCGTGCAGTTCGTACCATCCACGGTTGAAGGCAGCACGGTCATCGTTGGGGCGTTCGATAGCCAGCTTGTCGGCAATGCGTCGTCCCTCCTTGAAGTCCCCTGCTGTGGATGCGGCTAGTTGGAGGTCGAGGTCATCCACCTCTGGCTTGGTGCGCGGCTCGGGCAACCAGAACTCGGGCTGGCAAAACTGCGAGTAGTGATGCTTAAGGACATCCTTGGGCGACTGATTGTGCTGCCGTTCCAACTTGGGCTTGATGTCGTGCAGACCAACAACGCCATGAAGGTTTTCGTCATCCTCCTTCACCGTCGAGCCATCAATGTTGTTGAAGTCGTAGTCGAATGGCGGCAACTCAAGGAACTCATGGATGCGCTCTAGCTCGCGCTTGGGATTGGCAAGCAAGTCCTCATATTCAACAAACAGAAAACAGTTAGGATTTGCCGCATAGCCAGTTTGCAACACTTGATACGAAGTCTTCAAGTGGGCAGACAGTTCAGACTTATGCACAAACTCATCAAGATCGGTGGGCTTAGCCACGCGAACAAATGACGCCATGCAATCTGGAACGCTGCGAACTGTTGCAATAATGCGCGGCTTGGACCCAAACACTTGTTCCATTGCGCCGACAATTATAGGCATCGGCCACGATCTTGCTTTGTCAATAACTACTGGCTTAGTCGTTACTTCATCGTAGTAGCCAGCAATGACACCGCGCATTGCCTTTGCTAGTTTAGTTCTCGGCTTGTCGTTTTCATCGAGAAGCCTTTCCTTATGCCATGCGGTAGCAAGCGCATCAAGCGCGGCACCAAGACCAGAAGTTGTTGAAACGTGTGTTTGCGGATTCTGATTAAGAATCGCAGCAAGCACCGTAGAGCCGGAACGCGGAAGGCCGGAAAGGAAGTGAAGTTGCTTAGGCAAGTTGTTGCTCACCCAGCTTTTGTAACGACAACTAACGTAAGGTAAAGATTTTTATCTTACTGAGTTGTGGCTAGGGTATGGCCGTATCCAGAGGCAATCTTATTCCAATTTGTAAGTGAACCAATTTGCTTAGGGGATGAATAGCTTGTGGTGTTTCCTAAAGCAAGCCGACCATTAGCACCATTTCCCCAAGCCCACAAAGTGTTGTCCGTCTTTACTGCAATAGTAAACCCTGCGCCACAAACAACGTCCTTCCAATTGGTTAATGAGCCAATTTGAACCGGAGACGATCTTGCAGTTGTATCACCAAGCCCAAGTTGTCCATAGGTATTGTTGCCCCAAGCCCACAATGTTCCGTTTGTTTTAACTGAAACAACGTGAGATCCTCCTGAGCTAATCTTACTCCAGTTGGTCAATGCGCCAACTTGAGTTGGCGAAGAACGGTCAGTTGTGTCTCCATGTCCTAGAATTCCAGATGATGCAAAATGATTAAGACCCCAAGACCAGAGTGTTCCATTAGTTCTAATTGCAAACGATGAAGTAGCCGAACCGGCAATAGTAGCCCAAGTGGTTAATGCTCCAACTTGAACTGGTGATGAACGAGGAGTAGTATCTCCTAATCCAAGTGTACCATAGCCATTCTGACCCCAAGACCAGAGTGTTCCATCAGTTTTAATCGCTAATGTATGACTTGATCCAAGTTTAATTAGGTTCCAATTTGTTAATGCCCCAACCTGTACTGGAGATGAACGATTAGTTTGATCCCCTAAACCAAGTTCACCACTCCCTGCATTTCCCCACATCCAAAGCGTTCCATCGGTTTTAATAGCTCCGCTGTGGTTTGCGCCTGCGGAAGTACCAACTTTTGCCCAATCAGTAAGAGATCCAATTTGCTTTGGAGAGGAATAGCTTGTGGTGTTACCCAAACCAAGGCGACCGCTACTTCCAAATCCCCAACTCCAAATTGATCCATCGGATCTAACGGCAATAGAGTGCAACTGACCAGTTCCAACTTCGGACCAATCTGTTAACGCGCCAACCTGAGATGGCGACGATCTATTAATGGTGTAACTAATGTTAAGACCAAGTTGACCGTATGCGTTCCGCCCCCAAGCATACAGTTTGTTGTCTGGTCCACCAGCCCCAGCCCCACCCATTGCGAGTCGTAGAATGTTCGGGTCCATGATTAGTTAACGTAGTCAACGAGGGATGCGCCGCGC